ACAACCGTCTCTGTTCGTTCTTGTTGAGCAGTTGGATGTTGTAATTGCTTTCGAGACGTATCAGCCAGGGAAGGATTGAATCTGTGACGAAACTGATCTGCTCGGCCTCGATATTGTTAAAACTCGACTTAGACAGGTCCTTTAATTTGTGTGGGGGAAGGTTAAACCACCTCGCGATTTCCGGGATCTGAAACTGTCTGCTCTGTAAAAACTGGGAATCCTCCGGAGGAATAGATATGTTCTGGAGCTTCATGCCCTCTTCAAGAAGCATTAGTCTGTGTGCATTGCCTAATCCGCTGTGTGCCTCCGTCAAAGAAGATTTCAGATTAGCGTGACCCTCTGATGATAGTTTGCCGGGATGCTCAACAACGACGCCGGGGTGTGTGCCTTCCCCGAAGTATTTAGATCCGAACGATTCAAGGGCCATCGTGAGGCCAAGACCACGCCGGGCAAGGTTGACAATCGAATAGCCCTGAATGCCGTCAAAGCCGGGACCCGGAATATGGAGAACCTTGTCACGAGTCAGCAGTAAATTTTCACCCTTCCCCATTTGGATCTCATATGCGAGTGAGTCATCTTTCCACTTGATCTTGACCCTGTTCGGCGTAATGGGCCAGAGGGCAACTACATTACCGTAACCGTCTCTTACGATCTCCGCGTATCCGTTCCCCCACAAAAGAACATGTCCCATCATGACTTCACGCAGCATTTGCGCCGTCATGTATTCATTAGACTGCCTGTATAGGACTGTATGGGCGGACATTGATTCCTGTATTGTAGTGGCACCGCCTTTTTTGCTTAGTAAATGTAGGGGGAGTGTTGAGACTGTCCCGGCTATCAACAAGACAGCATTCCATATCGGGGATAAAGTAAGGGCGTTGTATTCATCGACGTGTTCACCGGATAGGGACAACGATCCGCGCAAGGCCCATAACGGTTCTTCCCATGCCTTCGGGTCGTTCAATTTGAGATTCAAAAATCTCCTGATTTTGCCGAATATACCCAAAAAGACCACCTTTTCTGCAGAAAAATGGTTAAAATAAAGATACTTCTCTAATTGTTTGACGGTATGATTTTACAAGGGTAAAAGGGGGAGTTGCAAGGATTATTTGTTAATAATAACAAATAGATGGAAGATTGATGAAGTATTGTATAAATTGATGAAGTATCATGAAAGGGCTTTTGATTTTCTTATTACTTTTCTAATATTGCGCCTTGTATATTTATTGCCCTTGCTGATATTGTCGGTGTGCCATAATGGTTGTAAATTGGTATAATTAAAACATACTCTCTGGCTTCCTGGGATTGATAAATCAAATTTTGAACATGGAATTATGTGGTCAATGGTCCATCCTCCTTTCCCATAATTATCCCAACTCATTCCTGGTTGAAATTGTTTTTCTATATGGTCCCTAAACTCATCAATGGTGCAACCTAACAATTTCATTGACGTGGCTTCCTTTATGCTCTCGGAATTGCGAATCATGTGTGATATTCTTCCTCGCATAGCGGCTACCATTCTATTTGTAACCGCACCTTTGCCTGTGTTTACAAAGCCTTTGCCTTCGTTCTTTATAAATTCCAATACATCTTCATGTGGTATTCTAATAAGGCTACTTATTTTTAAAGCATTTATGTTTCCGAGCTTTACCCAATCATAAACCCTGCGTCTTGTTACTCCGAATAGCTCTGCTATTTCCTCGGGCTTAAATATGGCTTTCTTTGGTATTGTGTTTGGTATAATCATTCTCAATTATTACCACTTTTCTCTTTTTTTGTCAACTTTTTTGGGTCAATGTTTGCCCTACAATTAAGAACAGCATCTCGAGGGATTCTTATGGTTCCAACGATTTTTTCAGCCCTTAAATATCCGTTTTTAATCCATGATCTAATTGTTCTTTCGGATAAAGAGAAGTAGGTTGCAACCTCATCTACTCGAAGTAATGCCTTTTCCGGGATGTCTTTCATAGTCTCTCCTATTCCAGTGCTTTCTTGCATTCCATACAGACCATGACAGGCCGTTGCGCTGTCAATTCCTGGCCTGTCGGTGACATAAGCGCCGAGACGGTATAAACCGCAACCACCGGAATGAAATACTTACAACCGCATTCACATTCGCGCTGCTTCGCGTTCTTAACATCAACCACAATCTGCTCTCCCGGTTTCAGCGGATTCATTTGAAATCCTGTTGCATCCATTCTACGTTTTGCCTGTCCCATTGTATTCTCCTTTCAAAATGCTATACGTTTTAAGATTTCCTCTTTGGACATGGTGTTGTAAATTGATTGTGTATTAACTTTGAGCATTGCTCTTGATACGGCCATAATTAAAGCAACAGGGCCGTCTATTTTGTAAGAATCTTTCTCTTTGGTCGGATAATAGGTTTTAAGCGATCCGCCGGACCTACCTTGTTTTTTAACGACGTTCCCCATCATCCAGGTCATAACCGGATTCCCGTTATGCCAAAGAGTCTTATCGTATATTCTGGCTTCTACTTCTTTCATTGGTTCAGAGATCAATGCTGGCCCTTGATTAATCTCTATACACTTGTCATATCCCAGCCATTCCATGACATTGTGTATAAGATAAGTTGCCTCTCGCTGATCGAAGGCAAGCGCGGTTATAGGGTAGCTGCCATTGATTGATTTGAGATCATTCTCAATAAAAAAGAAGTCTGTTTGCGCTCCTGGTGTTTGTGTGATGTATCCCTCTTTTACCCATTTCACATAGTGGTCATTGCCGGGCAGTTTTACGGTTTCTGCAGGAAGGTAAAACTTACAGAACATTATGAAGTCTCTTTGGACAATCTCTCTTTCAACTTCGGTATCCTCTTTCTCGTCATACACCATCCGGGATACGGTTCTTTCCTTCCCTTCGAAAAGCATTATCAGCGCGCATATATCAATCTTGTTTGCAAGATCGAGTCCGATATAACAGGGCTGCCCTTTGAAATCTTGGAGCTTTAAGGATACGTCTGTACAGGCTTCCCACTTTGTCATGTTCATCCATGCCTCTCCTGAATTCATCCACTGGTTGAGGTGTTTGCATAGATTTATGTTTTGTTTCGAGGCATTATTAAGGGTTTCGGTGTATTTTCGATAAAGATAATCTTCCATGACGCTCACGCCGTAGTTGGGATTCGCCTTTTTCCAGACCTCAAAGTCCTTATAATCATCATCCGGCCCAATACCATAGATGATACAAAATAGCGCATCGTCTTCTATGGTTTTTTCCAATACCTTGATTGCCCGAAGGTGCATGTCATAACATGGTGTTGATGTATCCGTCCCGGCGGTCGTGATGACAAAGATCAAGGGTTGTTCTCGCGCCCCCATTCCAGTATCCATCGTGTCGTATTGTTCGCTGCTTTTATGTTCGTGATATTCGTCAATAATTGCACAGTGGGGGCTCGCACCGTCCCCAGGCTTACCTATAAGGGGTTCAAAACGCGACATATCTTCCAGTCGATAGATACTTGTAGGGTTCTTTGGATTCCCGGACAATGACAGATTAAAGGCTTCTCTCAGGGATTGATTTCTATGAGCCATCATCCATGCGGGCCTGAATACTTCGAGCGCCTGTTTCTCTGAGGTTGCGCCGCTATATACCTCGGCGCCTTTCTCGTGATCTGCGGACAGCATATAAAGCCCGGCGGTGGCTGCATCCACCGACTTGCCGTTCTTTCTCGGGCATTCTATGTATGCCGTGCTGAACCGCCTCAGTCCATTCGATTTCTTAAGCCATCCCCATATTACGCACTGGATAAATACCTGGTGCGGCTCCAGTTTCAGGAGTTGCCCGGCCCACTTGCCCTTGACGTGGTGCAACAATTCAGAGAATCGGCACCGCCTGTTGGCCTTTTCCTTGTCAAATTGGTAAGGGAAATCCTTCTTTTTCGCCCGTTCGATGTCGTCAAGATGCCTCTGGCAGGCCGCTATGACGTAAGGCCCGGCGGGAATCTTACCGGAGGTTATATCCTTGCAGTATTGTAGGGCTGTTTTGGTGTAGTCTTTCATTTTTGGATACCCTGAAATGATTTTATAAGTTTATCAACTTGCTTTTTATTGTCCTTGCTCCAATCATCTTTAACATTAAACCCAACACTTCTTTCATACGGTGTATTTTCTAAAACTTCATAATGATACGGCTTTCCGCTTTTTACTACCAACTTATGTTCATTTGCTGTTCCCTTGCTTTTACCGTCGTGTATCGTTACAAAATAATCTCCTTCGGCGATTATTTCCTTGCTTCTATGTTCAAAGGCTCCTCTTAAGTATTTGAAATTCAAAAAATGTACCTGCAATGGTATTGCTAATTCTTTTGCTATCCTTTGGGCTACCTCACTGACACCCTCTGGTTCTTGGCATGTAATTATTTTATCGGGGGTTACCTCATTGATCTTTTCAAGGATTATGATTTTAACTCGCTCATCTTTCAAGGATCTGCTCCCAAATATCGCCATATTCATAATCAAAACCCCTCAAAGTCATTTTTCTTATCTTTCTTCTTTGGCGTACCGACCTTCTGAGCCGACGAAGGGGTTAATCCAAATTCGGTTAACAGAGAGTGGACATGACGCGCTGCCTTCTCTCTCAACCTCA